TGAATAGCCTCATTATTTCGCGCTTTGTAGTGTCAACCATCTTATTTGTCATTCGCAATAAGTTTTGAGCGTACCGGTTTTCTGTCACGATATTATTCCGCAACACCTCACCTTTTAAAGTGGTTGTTCTATTTTGAACCCACTTTTGCCGCTTGTTGGTTAGCAGTCTACGCTTAGCCATTTTTTCCCCACACAAAGAAAAATAATTTTTTTACATTAGCAACTTGCTTATAAATAGTAATTCCAAATATTTTTACATAGCGTATATTGTTAACTCGACTGTATTCAAAGATATCTAATGACAATTTTTTATGTATTCGTATTTCTTCACTCATCTTTTTTCCTATTTATCGCCTTGATCGCCACCATAGCGGTTGATCGCTTCAATCGCACAGCATTTTGAGTCAGATAATTTCACTAAAGACTCTGTCATTTCTGAACTTCTTGGAACGTCAGACAAAATCAATTTAGCTAGTTCATAAAAAGGTTTGCTAATTTCTTGAAGTTTTGGTTCAAGATGTTCGTATTCAAAAAACGTTAAAAATACATCAAGAGATTCAGCCATCACAAAGCCGCCCTAACTGCACAGTCTTTTGATTCAAGAAGTTTTCTTAATGCCGTTGTTGTTTCCGCGCTTTTTGGAAGGTCTTTAGCTAAAGCGTGTGCCAATTCATAAAAATGTTTGCTTACAACCTGCAAATCTGGTGGAAGGCGCTTGTATTCAAAAAACTTTAAAAGGTCATTCATTATTTATAATTCCTCTGATTTTAAATCTATATTAAATATAGGTTCGTTGGTTTTTGTATTGGTAAGACATGACATTTTTAGATTAGCCGTTGATCCATCAGTTGTGCAACTGTGAAAATAGCAATCCCTTCCATACGGAACTTGAACTGCGCCCGGCACGGGAAAAGTAATAAAATTCCATTGGATAAAGTTTGCACCACCGTTAACTGGCTTCCAAGGATCTGCATAATAAATAAAGAATAGCTCGATATCCGGTATCGGCCCATCTTCCGTTACTTCCATAAAGATTACACCCGTACACAATGAAGTAATGCGGTTGTAATTAAATTCAACAAATGCATTGCTTATTAATGGAATAAATAGCAATAAACTTAATAGATATTTCATTTTTTGTCTTCCTTTTCGACTATGCTGCTTACTGCTATTGTTCTTACTGTGCAAGACATAAAATCTAATTCAATAGTTATTTTTTCTAGTATATCTTCTGTTTTTTCAATTTCTAAAATGATTCTTATTTCTTCCCATACGTCCGAAGGATTTCTAATCGTGTGAGCCATTTTTTTCCCTTAATCAATAATACTCATTAGTTTTTCTGAAAATTTACTACCGCGCTTTGTTAATTTAATTACCTTTTCCCTTCCCGGTGTTCTAATAGATTCTGTATAAGTAATTAATCTATACCCATCATAACCAGACTCTCTACCAATCCCCAATTTATAAACAACTTTTTTAACTGAGTTATAAGGATAACGTAGCTTTTTTTGAATAAGGCCAATCGTTATAGGCGACCCATCATCATGGTTTATAATAAAAATGAATACATTTAGCTCTCTTAATGTCCTTAGTTTATATTTTGAACTTAAATTCATTACTTCGGTTAAATTCATTTACTACGCTATCCTTGTTGTTGCTAGTAATTCTTATTTAGAATCTGAAGGGTTGTGCTTGAAGTACTCTATCTCTCGAAGTCGGTTATTGGCCTTTTTCTTGTTGGAGTAAGGACCGCCGAGCTTCTTTCCCTTTTCACTGTACACGTACCATTTGCCGCCTTCTTCCTTCAAAACATCGGTAGCTATGCCGGGCACGTCGTCACTTGGGGGTTTCTGCACCGGGTCTTCTAGCAATTCCAAGGCGCCATCTTTTCCCTGTTCCGGTTTTGGCTCCCCATTTGAGGGGTCTTGGGCCGGGTCAGGATCTGGTTCTAGGTCGTCCAGTTCCTCTGGTCTATCTACGGATTCGATACCGCTGTAACCGCTATCCCGGTCGGCTATTATGCCGTCACGTATGTCATATGCATCGAGAGCACCTGTGTCCATGTAGATTTTGGCTGTTTCTGCCTTAGTTTTGTTGATTTTGGCTGTTTCGTCACTGGTTGGCATATCAGTGGGATTCCAGTCAATATCAATATCTATCTCACCAGTGCCAAATTTTGGCTCTATTTCGGATTTTAGTAAGCAAATATGGTGCATATCAACAATGGGGGTGAAGTCTGTTTCCTGGATGGTTTCTAAGACTTGTTGATAATTCTTGCCTTCACCTACACCAGAGGAATTCCACCCCTTTGGGCTTGTTTCTAGTAGCCTGGTTGCCGGTACATTGGCGACGGCCGCTACTAGCTGGTATTGGGTCATGATAACGCTGTCAACGTCAGACAGTGCCGTTTCAAGCTGTTCCACTTCTTCGTCGAGTCCTGCTGCCAAAAAACCGTGGTTGTCCCTTAGTTCAGCTTGAACGGCTAAGGCTTCAGTCGCTGCCTGTTGATTGCCAACAAATTGGGATAAATCCATTTTCCGGATGGTAAGCCGTTTGGTCATCAATAAAATGGGGGCTTCGTTCGCTGATCTTTCGGCGGCATAGACCCGTTCCATAATCCTCTGCGTTAACGGTAGCCCGCCATAAATATAAGAAGGCTTTAAAATATCGGTTACTTCCGGCCCGCGCAGTATCACAAAGTGAGATCTATGGTATTTTTGACCTGATATCACCCAATAGGTTGGTTCATAAAAATACAGGCTTGCAGGATCTGCCGCGGCATCTGAATCAAGTAGCGGCGTTATCCAATAGGGGTCAATTTGAGAGATTCCTCGGTATGTACCAGGCATTATTCCATCTGGGTTAAATGGCTTCTCGTAGTATTCTTTGTCTTTAGAATCGACCAAAAACAATACGTGTCTAATACCAAAAACCTCATTGAATTTTGATGCTTGTTCTAGCTTGTTCTTAACCTTGTATTTCTTATCAGCTTTGTTTATAGCGGCGATCACCTTGATATCAATATCAGAGCCATCATTGATTGTTACGTTGTAGCCATTTCTTACCGCGTCCTCGCCTTTTACAGTGCAAGCCTTATCAACTAGCCATTGTTGGGCAATGATTCCACAAGCTTGATAGCCTATAAATCCCTGTGATACGTACCATGAAAATAAAATCTCTGGAATCCGCTGTTGATTGAGAACAAAAGCACTTTTGGCAGAATCGACAGCCCCGCCAAAATCCATACCGCTCCCATCAATGCTAATAACCTGTTTAATCATATCCGGTTTAACTGGTATAGCGTTTTGATCTATGTATTGCGCTATGTTGGTTCTACGCTGCCTATGAGTTGAGAAGGATTCACCCAAGGCGATAAAACCACCCTCTTTTTTTTCAGGTTCCTTTTCAGGTTCCTGCTCTGGTTCCTTCGCTGGTTCCTGATCAGCTTCTTCAACCTCTTTGGGTTTTGATTTAAAAAATTTAGCTATCAGTGAAAACATCAAAGAACCCCTTTGGTTTTGTCTCTATTGGTGCATATGCCATTATGAATGCGTCCGCGTCGTTTGGTGACGGTATATCACGTTTCGCCAAATCTTCTTTTGATTCGACCTTCACCTTACCTGTTTTATCAAAAGTACGCCAAGGTGTTGAAAGCTCATCTACCAGATTGGCCAAACCAGGCATGTCCGAGCTAATGCTAATTAGGTCTTCTTCTTCGAACTTTTCACCCTTTGTAACTGCGTTGTATGTGTTTCTGAATCTATCCGCAACTGTCCACCATGCTTGTGCTTTGAGGTTAGAAAAAAAATCATTATTGGTAATTTCTTCGCCTTCAGCATCGACGTATAAATCATCTGGATTTATAATCTTTCCACCCGCTACAAATTTGGCGTATTTTATTTTACCTTTTAACCCTTCTTCCTCCCGCTCTTTGTTTAGATCTTTGAATTTTGAACCCGCTGTCGCTCCTACACCAATAGAATCATAATTTATTTTTGCCCCATAAGTTAGGGCTTTACTGTACACCCTAGTACAGCTTTCCAGTAGTTCGTCCTCCAATGCCTTCCAGTGCTCGCCCCATAAAGCTGTAATTCCATGCGCGTATATCTGGGAGCACAAATCTTTGCCGTCGTCCGCAATGTCAAACCCAATACGCTTAGATCCTCGTGTTTCAATATCTAATTTAATATGAGCGTCAATAGCCGCCATAATCCACGAACGTTTGATAACAGCCCTATCATCATTTGTGCGCGGTATTCCTAGATAGATATGCTCGTATTCTTCGTAGTCTGAATCCTTAAGCCTTTGGATTTTGCGGAGCATGGTATTAGAAAGAAATGAATTTTCATCATAATTAATATGGCGAACGATCACCCCATTTTCAGGATCATGTTTAAAATGCGTTTCTACATAGTCAGATACCAATCGCGGGTTATAGAGTATCCAAGCCTGCGCGCCTTCCTTCCTTAGTGTTGGCTCTATTATTGACCATTGTTCTTGGATTAATCCTTCGCCTTCTTCGATCCATCCAATGTCTGCACCTTCAAAGCCTTTAATTTCGGCGATGTTTCGATTGATTCCGTAAAAATGAAATTCTGAACCTGTTACCCTATGACGTATTACTGTCTTTTGTATGTCAAATTCATGTCGTTTACCAAATCGATCTATCTGTATTACCAGGATTGCATAAACTGATTCTGCTATCTTGCTCTGAAATTGCCGCATACAAAGAAATTTAAGTTTGTACCTGCAAGCAAGAAAAATAGCTGTTCCGGCTGCATCCCAAGTTTTGCTAGATGCCCTACCACCTTTTAAAATCTTAGTGTCTGCTCTTTCCCTCCAAAAAGGTTTTAAAGCAGTGTTTAAAATTGCACCCATTATTTTGAATCGTCGTCTACGTCCTCATAAAAAGCATTCATGCCCTCTCGAACCGGCGTCATTGATCCATCAGAGCTGGTATGGTCAACCTGTTTTTTATTTGTATCAAAGCCGCCCGTGTATTCTCCGAGCTGTTTTAAGGCGGAAACCCTAGCAGATGGCGAGCTGTTCAATCCCACGTCTTCTGATTCAACCATAAGCTTTCCGACAATCCATTCAACAGAACAAACTTTTCCTTTTATGGCTTCTTTTCTGGCCTCTTCCAATATCGTTATGATATCGGGCTTATTAAGAAGTTTGTACGCGTTGTTTGCTAGGGTTGCAGGTGTGCCATTACCTCGACCATAAGCGAGTATATAAGCTTCAGAGTGGCCAACACCTCTAATAACAAGGTCAATAAACTTACTTTGCTTATATGTTAGAATTTTAGGAGCTTTCTTGGCTGGTGTTTTTTTAGGCGTGGCTTTCTTAGAAGATGCTTTCTTGGCGGGTTTTACCTTGACTGTACCTTTCTTGACTGGCATTAGTTCGCATCTGGTTGATTAATTTATCCCTGGTTGAACCGCCTTAGACAAGACGGTTAGTAATTGTTTCCAATGTAATAGAATTATTTTACACTATTTTTTCTTATCTGTCTTGCCGGGTCCATCATCCTCCAATTTCTTGGCTCCGTCTTGTTTCTTGACCTCGTCTTGTTTTATAGTTTCAAGTAACTGTTTTTCCGCATCATCTAAATTTATTTTGTCTTGGACTACAGAAGCGATGCTTCCAAGAGCTTCTTTGATTTGGTCATGCTGCTCGCCATTTGCCTGTAATGCTCTTGCTGCACTGCTTACTAAGTTGAAAGATTCTATTAAATTCATGGTATACCTGCTGTAATATTTGTTAATTAAAAAAGGCGACATTTAGCCGCCTTAGAGTAGAAATATTGAAAATTTAGATTGTGCGCCAAATGTATATTTTAAACCACCACAAATTGATACAGATAATCATAGCAGGCATGAATGCACCAAAAGCGCCCGTTGCCCTAGCATCATTAGTAGTGACCGCACCTTGAAAAGCTGCGACTACTGCCGTATCTAACGAACCCACATTCGCGCCGTCAATAACTGTCTGCCTAAAAGCGTTAAAATCTGGCCATGGCCCCTGTGATTGTGCACATGACGTACTCCATATATCCGTAATTTGCTGCTCGCCGTCAGGTGTTGGTTGCATTGAACCCGCACCGCCGCCCATTTCTACGGAACGAACGTTTCCTGATATTAACTGTTCGCATTCTGTCATTTTTAATCTACTCCTTTTGATTGTGCCATTATTGGCGTCGTAAAAGTATCAGCCTTTTTTAAATAGAGCAGTTATGGTCACAAAGCTATCGATATAAACACCGCCTCTAACATCTTCTGAGGCATACTGTCGCGTAACTGCAACAGGCTGTAGTAGATCGTTAATGATAACGGCGGTGTCATCTCTAACGCCTGTCGTATTGGTGAAGGTGACTTTATACGGGCCTGTGATAGGTGCTATAAAATCGCCTGTTGATTTATTGTTAAGATCAATTGAGCGTACTCTAGTATCCACCATCAATATCCAATTCCCCATAGCATCCTGATATTCAATAGTAAGCCCCTGGGTTGATGTAGCTTGCGCCGTTATCAACCATGTTACTGGCGTATTCTTAACAAAAGAAATACTTGTAAAGCAAGTACGTGCAATAGGGTCACACGTTGCCATTGTTTGTGAAGTACTGAGACTTTCTGCATTAGCGAATAAAGAAACAAGAAATATTGAAGTAATAAAGAATATATTTTTCATAGAATTTTTCCTTAGTGGTGTCACTATTGACATTACTTTTTAGGTTTAAATGTAAATTCAAAATTAAGATTCAAAGAATTTTTAGCGTCTGGATAACCACACTGTAAGTTAATCGCTGCATTAGGTAAGTCAACCCAGCAGTTATACCAGAAACAGGTAGCAGCATAAGGAACCGTTACCGTACCCGCATAAACAAAAGGCAGTCCAGACCATTCAATTGATAATAGGTCACCATTCATAGTCTCAAAAGGGCCATATGACGGCAATGTAAAAAATTCTGGTATGGGTGATGAACTCCAATCTATAACTTGCTGGTACATGTTACCGGGGCATAGACTGGCAACCTCGTTATAGTCGTAAGTTATTTGTGCATTACCTATAATTGGAAATAAAAACGGTAACGCTAATAAATATTTCATAGTTATCATCCAAAATTTACAAATTTAAGGTTTGTGTATAGCGCTACCCTATCGGAAGTGGCAACTGCCACATTATTAAAGTAGTTGTCTAGCACGTTTAAAGCACCTATAAAGCTATTCAATTGTGCTGCCGTCAAACCATTGAATCCTGTTAAGTCGCCATCGATAATAGGATCACTACCACCTGATGCATAGCCTAGACTCTGCCACTGTTGAACAATATCAGGGGCCTGCTCCAATGCGTAAGTATTTAAACTTTTTGCAACATCTGTCAATTCAATAACAAATCTTTCTTTTTGTGTAGCCATTTTCTTAATCCTCTTTAATTAAACTGGTGTCCATGCTACGCCATCATAAAGCTCTGCCGTATTGGTCTCGTTATAAATCGGTCCTTCACCTAATGCGGGGGTTCCGGTCCATGCGTCCCGTTGAACTTCGGACACTGTTATCATTATCTCACTCCGTAAACCGACTAGATCCTCACGTATGGAACGATAGGCATCGACTAACGTAAGTTTTTGTGAGGATGCCACAAGCGTTGGTACACTGTCGAAAAACTCCACTAATGTCATAGACCCCACCGGGGTCTCCGTAAACGAATGGCTCGCAAAACGGTTAAGTAAATCATCTCTGTATTGTTCATAAAGTGCCATTGTTTTAGATCCTTAGTTAACTACAAAACGTTGAACGGTTATTGTGCTTGATCCTGATTCTCTTGTGACTTGCGGTTTTATTTGATCGCCTAGTGTTGCTGCGAATCTAAAACGCCCGCTAATACTTGAAGCATCTGCGCCTATGGTTAACGGCATAGGAATATTGTCGTCTAAATCGACGAAACCCGCGCCCCTGTCAATTTCCCATTTAAACGGAAACACTAACGTACCACCTGAACTTATCGCGGTTATGTCGTTGGATATTCCCTCTTGTGTGGGTTCTCTGCCGACGTATTCCAAAATACAATTTATTTCGTCAACAACTTTCCACCGTTCTATTGTTTCACCTGAAACAATCGCACTACCCACTGTACCAAAAATAATATCAACAAAAGTATTGCTCACGGCTATGGTGGTAGCGTCTGTATTACCCGTTACAAACGCGCTCGCTATGAATTGGGAATCTTTAAAATTTGAATTATTAAATGCTAAAACTCTAGGATCAGTTTCGTCTATACCGGCAGTATCCCAGGTGCCCGTTTGTGTAACGGTAAATGTTCTATTGATTTGGAAGGTGTTAGTTAATTGGTTATAGACCGTAGCGCCATTGTCATAATCCGTTGATAGATCAGTACGTATAACCAATGTATCGCCATCAACTAACGTTGTAGCTGTGTCCGTCAACGTCACGCTATCGCTTGTAAAACTTCCCCCCGCCTCATTAGTGCCAAAAGGTATAACCTCTATTTCAAAAAATCCCGCCCCCGTAGCCGTTATATTTCCCGTAGTGTTATAAGCTGTATTCGTAGTGTATCCAACAATGACAACTTCCTGATTAACAAATAAGGTAGGACCAACTGTAAAATTAAATCGTGCGATACCGCTCGAATCCGTAACGCTGTTAATTGTAGTGGATGCCACCGGTGCATCGGCAACCGCTGTAAAGGTTCCCGTTGAGCCTCCTGACACATCAAATAAAATATCATTTATAGGACTGTTAAATACCAATGCAGAAGAATTATTTTTTAAATCAGGGGTGATACGTAAAACTGCATTAGATCCGCCTATGTCACCTACTATTTGATCTATAGCAATAGCCACCTCTAATACATTAGAAAGCACGTTAATAAAATTCCCCGTAATTCCCGCGAGAACTAGTTGTACATTATTTATTGCTAGATTTACGTTTGTTATGTCAAAACCGGAATCACAATCCACTATAGTAGTATTTCTTATAATTAAATTTTTGGCTGAAATTAAACTTGATAGCGAACCTAAATCATCAAAGCCCACTATAAGACAACCAAATATATTTAAAGTGGAATTTGACAGGGATACAAAAGTCCCTGTAGATATCGACACAAGCACTATATTGACCATGCTTACACGGGAACCTGTACCCGATATAAACGCACCCGTACCCGTATAAAGGTATTGTGGGTCTGCCAATATAGAAGAAATTCTAAGCTCTGCTGTGCCCTCTAACACAAATCTTGTTGTACTAGATATAGAAGCCGTTTTTATATCTAATGAAAGATTCTCACCTGTAGCAACTGTTATAACTCCTGCCGTTGCCAGTGCCTCTAACTCGGCTGTTGAATGTATTTCTATTAATTCCGGAGGGTTTATACTAAACGTATACCAATCCGTATTATTTGCACTGACACCTTTATGTAGATACTTTGCGGACTGTGCGGCATCCTCCCTAATAGATTCGTCACCTGGGTTTCCAGTCACGTTACCTATTGGCGTTCTATCACTTATGAATAGCCTACTTGCTCCCGGTTGGCTTCCTGTTCTTGCATAAGCTAGTAAGTGCTGTGACTCGGCACCTGAACTAGTAAAATCTATATGCGCAGAGCTTACTAGAGATATATCACCGCCAAATGTAGAGGTTAGGTCTACTTCTAAAGCTGTAAGTAGTAATGTTGAAAAAGGAGAGGACAGCGTAGTCTCGTTAATATTGAAATCATGCGTTAGGGTAGCTTCAGTTGAAGCCGTATTTGAAATCCAGTTAAACCCGACATTTCCCGCATTGGTGACATTGTGGTTGAAATTCAAAAAGCGGTCATTGCCGCTAGTGATATACGTTAGTATTGAATCCCCCGCTAAGCTATCGGCTGCTGTATTGTCAAAGTAAGGAATTGTATTTTGAGTTATTGCAGAATTCGGACCCGTGATAAATTGAAACCAATCTGTATTGTTTGCGCCTGCACCTTTGTGAATTAATAATTTTGAGGTAGATTCATCCTCTATAACCGCAAGCGTACCAGGGGCTGCTGAAACATTCCCGATAGGAGTACGGTCGCTAACAAAAATAGATGTACTGCCCGGTTGTGTGCCAGTCCTAGATATAGAAATCGCGGGCTGATCCTCATTGCCGCCACTGGTAAAATCGATAGTTCCTGACGTGCTGTTTTGCGAAAACGATAACCCCGTTTGACCCGTGAACTCTATATCACCTACAAAGTTTTGGAGAATCCATGCGTTTGTGTCGTATCGATATAAAATATTGGCTACTTCAGAAGCGACGCTGTTAAACCAACGTAGTTCTACAAATCCAGTATTGAGAACGTCGTGGTTAAAATCCAGGAACCTGTTATTGCCGCTCGTGGTGTAAGTAACTATCGAGGCGTCGTCTAATAGCTTGCCTGTACCGTCTCCGAATAGGGCGATACTGTTTGTTATTGAACTAGCGGGTCCGGCAACATCGCCCACAGCAGAACCCAAAACGGTATCAGCGCCGGTATCGTCGGTAAACACTAGAACGTTGGGCGTATCATTCCTAGTCCATATAGTTCCCGTTCCCGCACTAGGCGCGCCCCCTGGCACCGTAGCTTGCTCATCTAGTACTAAGCCAGTGGGATCAATCAAACCGCTAACAGTCAATTTACCCGCGATGTTAACGTCGCCTTGGGCATCCAGGGCTAACCCGGTGGAGTTTTGTTGTAGTGTTAATACTGTCCGATTTACTGCCAACACATTATCATTGAGAAAAAATGCAATATTCCCGACTGCCGTACTGGCAGAGTTACTGTTTACCCTGAGACCTATTCCGGTTGTCAAATTATTGCTTACTATTTCTACGCTATTGGCGGTCGTTACGCCATTATTTTCTAAACGTAAATTATAGTGATTGGCGTTTTGAGATGAGAATATGCACCCCGCGCCCGTACCTAACACATTACTATTGGCTACACTAAATACATCCCTGTTTACTGTACTTGGTGAAGCGGAGGCAACACTAAGTGCGGAAGCCGAAGTCAACGCATTAGCAGCAATGGACATCGCTGTGCCGGTTGTATTGGTATTAGCTACCAATCGGTAGGCATTAGTTGTTAGGCTATTGCTGGTGTGCACAACTCGGCCTATTATGTCTATTGCTTTAGCCGCACCATCAATAAAACTATTATTTACTGTCAAAGCAGACGCGCTCGTACCATTAGCAGAAGTAATAACCGCCGTAGATCTAAACGATGTATTAGCAGAAGTACTGGCCACATTAAGCACAGAACCTGTGGTCAAATTGTTAGCTACCATTGATACGGCGCTAACCGTTGTCACACCGCTTGCAGCTATATTTAAAGCGATTCGGTTAGCTGCCTGAGACAACAATAAATTAGTAGACCCCGTAGCCGAAGCGTTAGATTGAGTTATTGATATCAAATTGCGTGCGGTGGCGTCTGCTGAGTTACTGGCAAAGACGGCAATACCACCCGATGTTAAACTGTCGGCTTGAACAAAAATGCTATTGTCGATGGTAGCAGTAGAGGTGATATCCAGAACTTCAGACGCACTCGTTGACGTAATAGCATCGCCATCGGTGATAACTATGTCAGTACCGCCAGTAGTGTTACCATTAGACAATACTTCTGCTAACGTATCGGCAGCCGCTATTGACGCAAAGACACCCACCCAGCTTGTGGTATCTGCGCCTGCACCTCTATGTACCCATATTTCAGAACTTGTCCCATTTGCTTCATAAGACACATTACCTGGGCTACCTAGTACACTACCCGTAATAGGATCTCTATCGGCTACAAAAAACCCTACTTGGGCGTTTTGTGTTCCTGTTCTTTCAATTATTAGCGATCTTACCCCTTCATTCGTGAGGGTGGTGATATCAACTAATTGTCCTGGGTTTAAATTTATATCCAGATCTGCATCTAGTGTAAGATTGGCGTTAATACTGTTGGCATTTATGTCAAGGTTTCCCGTTGCCGATATAACCGAATCTAAACTAGTGCCATCCATTACAATACTAAATTGGTCAACGGATAATTCATCGCGGATAATAAAAGCAACATTTGTTAAATCTGCCGTGGCTTGCATTACTAATTGGTTATCTGGCGCGGTGATATGCGGCGTTAAATCGATTTCTATGCCACTGTTGCCGCGAACCATAAAATTATCTGTAAGGGTCTCTTCTGTTCTGACATTGCCCCCTACGCCGGTAGGTGGTCCGTCGTGCGCCTCAACTTGTACAAAAGGAACGTTAATAGCATTACCTAATAAATCTATGCTATCGGCTTCTAATCTGAAATCTATTACTTGCCCTGATTCAATGACGAATGGTTGAAAACCTAAATTAAAATTTCCAGGGGTATCTGCTGCATTACTCGCTAAGAAAAAAGTGTTATCGCCCGCTATCAGAGTTAAGCCACCTGTACCACTATCAAAAACAGATTTGCTTGGAATATAGCGAACTACTAACCCTGTTGCATTATCCGTTATACGTGCCCTAAAATTAGTCATCGCACCATTAGCGCGAATTGTAACTTGATCGACTAATCTTATATCCGGTGCTACCACTGTTCCTGTAAATGAAAAGTCTAAGGGGTTTGTCGTAATAACCGTTGTATCAACTGGCTGTAGTGTTAAAGTTTGAGGCGCACCATAATCTATATAAAAAGGTGGAGCAGCCCCAACTGAATCATCAAAATTAGAAACCGTGGCGAATGCCATCTGGTTATCGAGTAAATCAACTATTACTAGATCTGCTGTACCTTCTGATAGTTGTAAAACTTCACCAATATTTAGAGAACCCGAAGGAACATTAATAGTTTCGTCAAACGTCCACTCTAAACTAGTAGGATCTACAGTGGCATCGCCATATATAAGCTTTCCAGAAGCATTTGCTTTAGGAACTTGGCCAGTACTTAATGTAGTAAAGGTTGGATCACTGCCGCCGCCGCCCCCCGGTATAAAAGTTAATCCATAGCCCGCTATTTTAGCCATTACGCGAACCCCCAACTATTAACAGATATAAAGTAGGTGAAAGTTGCGTTGAAACCGGTGGGGGTAAACTGGAATATTTCTGCTACGGATAATTCTGGTAACCAGGATCGATCACCGGCCGCTAGATCTAAGGTCTCAGTGAATACTTCTATCTGATCTGCGCCCCGTTTCCTTACCTGGCCGGCAAGTGTGCCGGTAACCCCTGTTCCTGGGTCGCCGGCCGCATCAAATACTGAAACAGTTATTTCATGCCATTGAAAATTGATTTGAAATCCTAGGTCGACTTCCACTAGGCCATCAGACTGGGTAAACGGTCCTCTCGTGATAATTCCCATCTATTACACTCCTATTGCATGTGGGGTCAATAGGATAATAACAAAATTTGCACAGAATGCGACTAGGTTATTGAATTACATTTATTATTATGGTATGGGTAAATGCACTATTGCGCCTACGCTATGCTCGCATAATGTTACTTCGACTTATATATTCTCCATTCCCCACTCGTTTTTTGATGCAATTATGCAAAAGGTCAAGGTGTGGCCACTAAAATGGATACTATGCATATACCAGACAGTCGCGCATAGTAACCGGTAGAATTTTATGATGCTAGTGGATGTGTATTTTATTGGGGTGACTGTTTACAGGAATGAGCGCCCCGGTGGGACGCTATTTTGTAGATTTTAAAAGTGAGTATCCGAAAATATTAGAATTGAGCTTGTTTATCTTCTGATCGATTTTTTCAATTAGCTTTTCATTCCTAATTATCGACTTCTCTATGTATCCGACTCTAGCCTCAAAAGTTGCCAAATATATCCCGAAAGAAAAAGCACCAACTATTAATGCTATAACAAATTTTATTTGATCCATATTCTTAATCATATTTTACCTATACTACAAACCCTCCAACAAATCGACCTAATTCAATAGTTGCTATAGACAATACAATTATCGTTACCGTGTAAATAGCTAATTTTCCTATCGACATATTATTAGTGTCGGTTGGCATCGTTTGGCTTCCTTGTATTTTTTTTGTGGTTAGATTGCTAGCAATCATTTTATTCACCTTTGGTTAATTAGGTCGATCAATAATGACCTCTGTATCGTTTATATGAAAAAGCCCCTTTAATTACAAGAGGCTTTAGTGAAAATTGTCAATTAACAAATCGTAGTTTCAACTGGCGTGCCAAATGGGTCTCCAAAATACGACATCCATATTGAAGACGCTGCATTCCCTACCTGTATTGTCACACTGCCAATAAACCTAGCATCATTCCAGCGTGGCGCGCCTACGTTCCAATATCTAGCCCAAGAACTCACTTGCGTACTGGCAAAGGTCTTAACGGTGATTTTGAACGTAGCCGGTCCTATGTGGCTTACAGTTCTCACGGGAGGGCTCCATACAAGAGGGAGCGCCACACCTGTGAATTTTTCACAAATAGGCACTATCGCGCTCCGTGGTGCGGCCATTGATAATTGATCAAGGCTATCGCCTGATATCTGCTGTAGATTGCATTCTGCCCCTGGTAGTGTTCCTGGCGCAGTATCGGGAACGACGGCCGGATCTGAAAAGTATAGCGTGTTACCACATTTTTCCATAAAGGGCTTTGCTGTCTCGTCATCAAAGCTTTCAAACTCACCAGTTAGAATAAAGGACCGCCCCCCTGATCCGTAAATAATCCCCGTTTCTCTGTCTTGAGTTAATACCGTATTTTCGGGTATCGATACGCTATTCCCCCTCAAATCTAGTACCTCTGATATTGAGCTATTGATGAATACGAGGGGTAGCACAAAAATTAATATTTTACTCATTAAATAATCCTTTAGAGATGAAAAATGAAACGTGTATTGATGAATGATCTAATATAACCTCTTGTGCTTAACGGTCAATACTTTCTTAAAATTTCTTCTGACTCTCCTTTGTAGGTGTTGCATTTTTGTGCGGTATCTCTGATAACGTCTTTCATAGTTATGGGTGCGTTCTTTTTCAAGGGGCTTGTTATACTTAAAATTGTGGAACTATGAACAGCTTCACGAGAACTGTTAATTTTAGTAGGGGAATATTTCCATTTTGACACCGCCTTTATAATACTAGGGTTAAATAGATCGTTCGGATATGATTTTTTAATTTCAATATTTGATGTCGTCCCATTTTCTCTTATGACATATGATACATTCACACAGTAGCGTTTTGATTGAATTTTATATCTAGGTAAATCTAGAGAAAACTCACCTGTTAAACTATCCCAATAAATATTATTTCCTGCATTAACTTTAATAGATGGTATGTTTTTTAAGTCTGGTAATTTTTGTGTATTTGTGCATGCTATTAATATGGCAACAACTAATCCGATTAATATATTTTTCATGTACTGTAAGTACTCCCTGTTATAGTTTGTAGTCGCACGTTGGTTTTTAATTACCGTTATTGATGATCACTGTAACGTCTTCTATGTTTTTAGCTCGTATGATTTCAGCCGCTCCCTTCATGCGGGTTCTATCGGCTTCAGATTGAACGCCATCCGTTTTGGCAACCTCACGCGCTAGCTCTGCGTTGATATAATCATCCGTACGATTGGCCCTTGCTGTCAGTACTTGAATCTCAAGGGATCTTAGCTGATCTTCATAAGCCTGTTGACGATTCTTGTCTTTCTGTTTGTCTTGATATGCTACCTTTGCTTTAGCATTTTTTTCACGATAGACATTAACGCTATGTTTATGACGCGCTTCAGCTTTAGCTTTAGCCTGTCGCTTTTCGGTTAATTCCTTTTTTTCCTGATTTTCAGCATTTGATTTCTCTAAACTTTCAAGTGAAGAAAAATCAAATTCAGCAGATGCTGAAAAGGAGCAGATAATTATTGATATGCCTATTAAATATCTAATCATGATTTTCTATACCTTATGTTTCTACGGGGCATGTTGCATTGGGCTGAATACGTGTTTTTCCATTGTTGTCAGTAATCATTAACGTTTTCGTATTTACTGTGAACTGGCATAACCTTCCAGCCTGGATGGCCGTAAAATGATCATCGTCTATCTGATAGGTGACGCTAACGCCATCTATAACCTTTTTATCGCTAACCATGCTACCAGCAACCCCGCCCGTTACACCACCAGCGAGAGCTCCTGCCGCATAATTGTGATTTCTGCTTCCTGCTAGCGCCCCAAGAACAGCGCCAAACATAGCACCCGCTTTTTTCGCGTTATTTGCATTCTCTGAATTATCAACCTCAAGCTTTGCAGGCATTACCAGCAACACCATCACTAGCTTTGAATCGAGCTGAACATTCGCCTCATTAGCTTTGTAGTAGTTAGACTCGCTAGATTGGTTTGTTGCGCATCCAGTTATTACTACTAGCATGACAACGGATAGAATAATATTTTTAATCATTGATATTTCTCAGTAGGTGCCCATTTATGATTGAGCGGTTAGTTTAGATGTCCTTCTCTATTTTTTTTAATTATCCATAGTTTTCTCCATAAAAATTTCTGGCAAATCAATGCGCTTTCCATCTTTGATTATCCAAAACGATGTTTGTGCACTGTTATACCCTTCGCATAGCGTCCAGGTGAATTCTTCATTCCCTTTAGTGGTTATAGTTTTGTTTAGGTCATCACAAAAGGGGTCTTCATGTTCGATAATGATAAACATAAACGCTTCGGTATCACCTCGCACATTCGAGTTGATAGAAATTCGATGATAGCCAATAGTTTCATTATCCCTTTCTCTAAATTCTGACACGGTGAGATAGTTTTTCTTGTTATTCGTGTTATTTTCGTCATCGGCTTTTTTGTTTTCCCAAGCGTCTTTGTCACAACCGACTAATACCATAATAGCCAAACTGATTAATATCATTTTCATGCAATATACATTCCGATTTAAAAGTTATAATTAAAAAATCTGCCACCATTTCTTAACATTACCATCCTTGTTGTAATGTCCTGGGTTTAGTCTGCGAAATTCTTTTTTATAGTCCTCATGCATACGTGCTCTATCCTCTTTGGTTGCCCCTTCTGGAATTGGTTTCATTGGAGGTAAATATGCTCTCATAATTGATTCCCGATTTAAAAGTTATATTTACTGTAAGTAAAATTATGGGCTGGATAAAATGCTGTTTCAGCGCCTTCAATTTTTTGATTGCTTCTGTCATTACATAAATTTAGAGATACATGTAAAAACTCTATTTCTTTTTTTAAGTCTTTGACTTTCAACGTAGATCTGTGATAAGAAAAAATAATCCAAATAGCGATACTCAATAATAGGCAATATCCAGTTGCCTTAATGATGGTTCGGAAATCAATCTTCATGTAACGAAACACCTTTGGCAAAATTTGACCCCTGTAATATTTTACAAGGGGGTTAAAATTTATCTAACTGCTCGACGCTGCATAGTTTCATCTTGAATTCTTTTATAAACTTCCTCCCTGTGTACGGTCGTGTCTTTTGGCGCGTCAATTCCGATTCTAACCTGGTTACCGGAAATTCCTAAAATCGTAAATTTAATGTCGTCGCCAATAATTAAAGACTCATCGAGTCGTCTTGAAAGTACTAACATTTTTTCACCTTTAGTTAATTCGTGGAAAATCATATTCTTTTCGAATGTCTTCTTCGGTTTTTCCGTATAAAATAAAAATGTCCTGCTCAATTTCTAATTGACCAGAATTTATTAAAATAGGCTTCCCCTGTTTTAACCTTTTTAAATTTTCTTCAGACAATCCAATAAAAATAGCTTCTTTGCTGTCGTCTGATCGTCTTATTTTTGCTAATAACATTTAACTTCCGTTCCTTCATGTGAATGGATGAGGTAAATTTAATCTATTACCATTAAGTTGTAAAGCTAATCTATGCAAATTAAGCAAAACTCACCCATATATTATCTAACCCGTAAAAACACCCCGAGACGTGCTCCAAAAATGCCGTGAGCGTTCATATTTGCCGCCAAATTCGAACGAACGGGTAAAACTGATGCTAGGGTAGCGCCTTTTTCTTAATATTCCTGAAACCGGCCGAAATCAGTTGATTAACTTCTCCTCCCGGTCTGGTTGAATATTCATATCCTCAGCCCACGAAATATCATTGTGATTGTTCAAGGGGCTCTGTCCGATTGCATGAACACTTGCTGATTTTTTTGGCGCAAAAATTTCATCGTTCCAAACTTTGTTATGCAAATAAGTTTTTGGATGCATAGCGTCAAAACCATACTGACAAATCTCCAAACGTTTTTTGATATCGCCGATTATTTTTTTAATGAATTTTTCAGGATTAGATTTTGATTTCAAAATTTTGTTGAAAATTGTCCTGGCCGGTATCTTTCCAACCTTCCGCATACCAGCATTCCAGAACATGGCGAATAATTGATCAAATTCATTTTGATCTAATGTTTTTAATAATTGGTTTTGGTTCTTGGTTCTTGGTTCTTGGTTAGTTGAATTCTGTTGACGTTCTGTTGTAACAGAATCTAACAGCTGTTCAACACCTGTTAACGGTGGTGGAAGTGATGTTGTTTCT